CTAAAAGTCGGAAAATATTGAAACGGCTAACACCGCGCCTTTTCCCACGCATAGATTTTTTCCCCTATAAAAAGGACTTTTATGCAAATTGAACAAATGGCCGTCGAGGACTTAATCCCCTACGCCAACAACAGCCGCACCCATGATGACACTCAGGTGGCGCAGATCGCGGCCAGCATCAAAGAGTTTGGGTTTACCAACCCCGTGCTGATTGACGCTGACGGTGGCATCATTGCGGGGCATGGCCGTTTGCTGGCTGCGCGTAAGCTGAAACTGGCAGAAGTGCCATGCATCATGCTTGACCACCTGACTGAGACGCAACGCCGCGCCTACGTCATCGCTGATAACAAACTGGCGCTGAACGCGGGCTGGGACGCTGAACTGCTGAAGCTGGAGTTTGCCGACCTGAAAGACGCGGGCTTTGATTTAGAGTTGACCGGCTTCTCGCTGGATGAGATAGAAGCTATGTCGCCTGAGTTAATACCAGAAGGCTTGACCGACGAGGACGCTGTGCCAGAGGTGCGACCTGACCCGATTAGCAAGATGGGCGACGTTTGGCTGCTGGGTAAGCATCGGCTGATGTGCGGGGACTCGACCAGTATTGATACTGTTGAGGTCTTGATGGATGGTGGGCTTGCTGATCAATTGGTTACAGACCCGCCTTACAACGTCGCTTATGTCGGCAAGACAAAAGACGCGATGAAGATTCAGAACGACAGTATGAGCGACGATAACTTCCGTCAATTCCTGATGGACGCATTTGTGGCTGCTGATGCTGTGATGAAGGCTGGCGCTGTGTTCTATATATGGCACGCTGATTCGGAAGGTTATAACTTTCGAGGTGCATGTAAAGACGCGGGCTGGACTGTTCGACAATGCCTTATTTGGAAGAAGCAGACCCTTGTCATGGGTCGGCAGGATTACCACTGGAAGCATGAGCCTTGCTTGTACGGATGGAAGGACGGCTCTGCGCATCTATGGGCAACCGACCGTAAGCAGACAACCATTCTTGAGTTTGACCGCCCGTCACGAAGTACCCTGCATCCGACTATGAAGCCGGTCGACCTGATTGAATATCAGGTTTTGAACAACACCAAGGGTCAAGACGTGGTTCTTGACCTGTTTGGAGGTGGTGGGTCAACCTTAATCGCCTGCGAGAAAACAGGCCGCTATGCCCGTCTTATGGAACTTGACCCAAAGTATGTGGATGTGATCGTTCGCCGCTGGCAGGAATTCACCGGCAAGCAGGCCACACACGCGGCCACAGGAGCGACGTTCACCGAGGTTGAGGCCGATAGTACCAAGGCAGTCGCTGAGGCTGCGTAATCAAATGGGACGTCCAGCATACACACCGACCGACAAAGATCGCAAGCAGGTCAAGATGCTGTCCGGCATGGGCGTGCCCGGCGTGGACATAGCGGCGCTGATCGATGTGTCCGAGCCGACCATGCGCAAGTATTACCAGCATGAGTTGGACACAGGCTATGTATTTGCGAACGCGCAAGTCGCGCAAAGTTTATTTAAGCAGGCGACCGACAAAGACAAACCAAACGTGATCGCGGCCATTTTTTGGATGAAGACGCGGGGAGGCTGGAAGGAAGCGCAAACAGCCGAGCCGAGTAAAAAAGAAGATCGCCAATCAGCGGCGAAGGTCGCGGGCAAGGGCAGGTTTGGGGCATCCGCACCGCCTAAGCTGGTGGCGAGCAATGGGCGCTGAGTGGTCAACCGCCTGCCTAGATTGGGCTGACAGGCTGAAAACAGGCCAGTCAATAATCCCGCCGCCTATTTTTAAAGACCAAGCGAATCAAGCTGTTGACGTATTCAAGGCGCTCAAAATTGTAGACGCGCCTGGTTCGCCTACCTTCGGCGAATCGTGCGCCCCGTGGGTGTTTGAACTGGTTTCCTCGATCTTTGGGGCTTACGATAAAGACTCAGGCCGTAGGCTGATTACTGAGTGGTTTATCCTAATCCCTAAAAAGAACGCAAAAAGCACCATCGCCGCCGGTATCATGATGACCGCGCTGATTCTGAACTGGCGACAGTCGGGTGAATTTACGGTGATTGCGCCGACGATTGAGGTAGCTGGTAACGCATTTAGCCCCGCCCGCGACATGGTGAGCAAGGATGAGGAACTAGACGCGCTGATGCACGTTCAGAGCCACGTTAAAACGATCCTGCACCGCGAGAGCAACGCGACGCTGAAGGTAGTCGCTGCTGACAGCAACACGGTATCGGGTAAAAAATCAATTGGTACGCTAATCGAGGAACTTTGGCTATTTGGCAAGCAATCCAGCGCGGAAGCTATGTTTCGAGAGGCTATCGGTGGACTTGCATCACGCCCTGAGGGATTTGTCATCTATGTGACAACCCAGTCAGACGACCCGCCTGCTGGTGTGTTTAAGCAAAAACTGCAATATGCGCGTGATGTCAGGGATGGTAAGATTATTGATAAGGGTTTTGTCCCTATCATCTTTGAACATCCCGACGACATGGTGGCATCGGGCGAACACTTGAAAGTTGAAAACTTGGCAATGGTCAACCCGAATCTAGGGTTTTCCGTTGATAACCAATTTTTAGAGCGCGAGTTCCGCAAAGCTGAAATGGAGGGCGGCGATTCGTTTAGGGGTTTTCTCGCAAAGCATGGCAATGTTGAAATCGGATTGAACCTACGTTCCGATCGTTGGGCGGGTGCTGACTTTTGGGAGCAGCAGGGTAAGTCTAAGGGATTGACCTTAGCCGAACTATTAGACCGCTCTGAGGTCGTTGACATTGGTATTGACGGTGGTGGCTTAGATGACTTATTGGGGCTAGCCGTTATTGGACGTGATAAACTCACACGCGAATGGCTATTATGGACGCATGCATGGGCGCATCCTAGTGTGCTAGCTAGGCGTAAATCTGAGGCTTCTAGGTTCAGGGATTTTGAAAAAGATGGCGATTTAACCATTGTTAGAGCCATTGGCGACGATGTGAACGAAGTAGCTGTTATTTGCGCACAATGTGAAGATTCTGGATTATTGGATAAAATAGGCGCTGACCCTGCTGGATTGGGTGGCATCTTAGAGGCTTTAGTCGCTGCTGAAATCCCAGAGGAACGGATTATTGGCATCTCTCAGGGCTGGAAGATGACTGGGGCGATTAAGACCGCTGAACGAAAACTAGCGGAAGGTGTTTTAATCCACGGCGGCCAGCCCATGATGAACTGGTGCGTAGGTAATGCAAAAATAGAACCTAGAGGTAACGCTGTGATTATTACAAAACAAGCGGCAGGCTCTGCAAAGATTGACCCATTGATGGCAACTTTTAATGCTGTTACACTTATGTCTTTAAATCCTGAATCTGTAGGGCTTTTAGACGATTTTATTTATAACCCCGTACATACTTAATGGCATCATTTTTTACTAACATGCGAACTTGGTGGGGTGGCGGTGCTACATCCAACACCACTGGCGTACAAAATACAACGCCAGTTGCATCATTGGTGCCGGGTACTCCCGTCTTAGGCGATGATGCCGTATTGCAAATTTCAGCAGTGTGGGCGTGTATTGACCGTAGAGCTACTGCAATTGCGTCACTACCGTGCTTTGTTTACGAAAATAAAGACGGAAAACGTGAATTAGCGCGAGATAACCGACTTTACACACTATTGCACGATAGTCCTAACAGTCGAATGACACCTTTCGACTTTTGGCGCACTATGGTTATGAACCACGACATGCGCGGGGTTGGTTATGCTCGGATTGATAGAGATGCTAAGGGTGAAGCCGTGGCGATGTGGCCTATGCCTGTAAGCCAAGTAACGGCGGTTGTTTTAGATGACGGATCGATGGTTTATGAGTACCGCATTGGTAATGACATCATGGTTTTGGCAGAATCTAGCGTTATGCCAATTAAAGGGCTTGGCGATGGCACGACTGGGTTAGATAAACTCTCATTCATGCGGTCAACAACCAATGAAGTGGCTAAAGCACAACAGCATGCGGCTACTGTTTTTGGTAACGGCGGCAAGCCTGCAGGTGTTTTGATGTTGGACAGTGTTTTAAAACCAGACCAACGCACAGCAATCCAAAAGACATTTGACGGCATGGTATCGGGTGAGGCTTCAAAACTCTACGTTTTAGAAGCAAATATGAAGTATCAGCAACTTTCTATGACCCCGCAAGACCAACAGTTATTAGAAACACGAAAGTTTGGTATTGAAGAGATTTGCCGCTGGTTTGATGTCCCCCCCGTGTTGATTCACCATTCAAACGTGACAACGTGGGGAAGTGGAATCTATGAGATTAAAGACGGTTTCCATACTTTAGCTATGAGGCCGCTCACGATTAACATCGAGCAAGCTATCCGTAAGCACGTTATGACGCCGCGTCAGCGAGCTAC